AGTCAATTCCATCTCAGTGACTGTCGCAATCGTGCTTCCGCCTTCTGTAATCGCACCAGTAAACGAGTCAAATGGAGTCTTACCAACATCAGCATTGTCACTTGCACCCGCGATAGTGCCAGTGTTGAGCGTCATGTTTTGTCCGACAATTCCCATAGTCATGCCGACCATCGCGTTTGGAGCCACACTCAAAGTTAGCGTGTTGAACTCAACGCCTGTAAATCGATGATATTCAGGTGTGGCTAAGTCCAAGAATCGACGCTCAAGCGTAAATGACCGTCTCGTGTTACCGGATATCAATACATTGGTGTTAAATGATCCGCACATCACAGCCTGAATCAATTCATCGAAAGCACCGTATTCCAATTCAGATGAAATATCTCCTCCGATTGTCTTGTTGCCATGTCGGAAGTCTTCGACTTGTCGATCACCTCTGAGCTTTTCCGACTCAATACCATCCTTTGTCATGCCAATCGTCGTCGCCGTATGCGGGATCGGTGTATAGGTAGGGCTATTAGGAGTAGTCCCATAGGTTGATTCTGCAACATAAAACAGCGAATGTTGCGCTCCGTTTGCAATTGCCATGAGTTGTTACCTCGCCGTCATGTATGAGTAAAAGTTAATGGATACTGGCACTGCTTGCCAACTACCACTAATGATTGCCGGATTAATAGACACGTTGATAATCCGAACCGTGTTGCTATTGTACGTCAAATTTGTGCCACGTTTGAAATGATCTGCAATCGTGTCGGGGATATTTGTACGCCCTGTCCCTGCTACGGTAAACACATCAACCTGATACACGCCATCAATTCTGTCTTTGCCTGATGCTCCCAGAGCCGCCTGAACGACATCAGCCGGAAGAAAATTCGCTCTGAGATAACTTTCATTCGCCGCTGGTTCGTATGGAATGTTTGGAAACGCGATATCCAAACTGCCGGACATACTTGCTAGTCGAGCATCGAGCGCGGATTGGACATCGTTGAATACGGTACTCACGACTGCAAAGCCCGAACAAGTGCGCGAAAGTATGGTCTTACCATGCCTTGCGGAGCGAGTTTTGAGAATCCACCGACTGTCTTGCCCTCGCCTTTTTTTGGAGGGTTAGGGTACAGGCCAAACTCAACGGCTCTTGCATAGGGCAGATTATTAGTGAAGAAGAAAATATCTCCAAGTTCAAACTGAGCTAGTGCCTTTTGCGCTTGGTTTGATGCCGCACCACTCAGCCCTCTTTGCTGTGTTGTTATCTGTGAGAGTTTGGCTTGGTTGATGCTCGATTGCCAGTTACCCCGCAATCTTCCCGTATCCACGGGCGTTTGCTCGATCACAAGTTTTGTGAAGGATAGCAAGTTCCCTCGTATTTTCTCTTCACTTGCTTCTGTCACTTTGACTGTGAACCGATTTAAATCTTGACCGAGGCTCATGCTCTCACCTGTAGATCGACTGAAACCAAAGTATCAGATGGTTTGCGCTCATTGATTCCTATGACCCGAAACACCTTACTATCCAGAGATACTGTGTCATTGAGGACATAAGTGTGCGGCTCTGATAGGATGCGTCGATCACCTTGCTGTACTGTAGTTCCATCTATTTCTGCATCATTGTAGTTGAACACACAACAAAACTTGCTAAACGTACTAGTAGAATCACTCGTCTTACCTGTTGCGGTGTTGTATGAGCCTTTGGACGTTCTGGTAAATGTAAGCTCTCGTCCGAAACTCTTGATTAACGATGTCGCTTTCTTCTCTAGCGTATCGTATGAAAAGCTCACGACCTCATCACCTCAAACGCTGGTCGTACAATCTTGCTGAGTGCAAATGTCAGAGCCGGAGTGGTTACACGGTTCTCGCTGTTGTTTGCATAGGTAACCTCAATATCGCCAACTTTCTCTCGTAAAGTCTTCCGATCCTCAGTGTTCAAGTGGCTGTTGCCTGACTCCTGAACAAAGATTGCCTCATACAGAGAGAGTTTGACATCGTTAGGTATCTCAGTGGCATCGGCATAGTAACCATCGATCATGGCTTCCGTCCTAGGCCACTGCAAAGGTTGGTCTTCGTTTGCCTTGAATCCGATAAAAGTTTGACGCTCAAAGAAATCCATAGCGCGATAGATCGATTGAGTCACTGACGCATCGTTACCGTAAGTCAGGTTTCTTAACGTAGCCCAATCCTTAAAGTTTTGCAGTGAAACGTAAGTATTCGCACCACTGACGACAGATCCATCCTCAACCACAAGGCTCATTTTTTCTGCTCCTTGAAGCCGTTAGTCTTGTAGGCATCGACCATGCATGGATCGACTTTAACGATACGACCGTCATCATCGACTAGCGTGACGAGGTTTGGGTTTTCGTCTTCAACGACTTTCTTGGTTTTTGATTCAGCCATCATTTATTCCTTTAGTTGAACCGACTCGGGCGAACTAGCAGAACTCCACGAATCGGCTCAAGTAAAACGGGGGACAAGCCCCCGTCTGGTTTTAGCCTAGCAGAGTTGCGATAAAGTCTGGTTTCCAGCACTTCACGCCAAACGCTACAGAAACTTCAATCATGGCCTTGCGATATCCTTTATAGAATCGAATTTCATAAACGATTCCACTATTAGGGTCTTGCACCGTGATCGAATCATCAGCATTGTCTCCACCTTCCGGTACTGCCGGAGCGCGAACTGCAAGCTCAATCGCTCGACGATGGAAGGCTACGTTAGCTGTGTAGTCATTACCAATCGTCATCTCAGTCGCATCAGCTACAGTAGATCGGATACCGGGCGAACCAATCACGATATCACCACCAGTGGCTACCAATCCAGTATTGACAACATACTTGTTGATTGAGTCACCAGCAAACGTGACGATATCTCCAGCGATGATGCCTGTCGTGTTCACAGTACCACCGTCTAGGGTCAGAGTTGTTTGACCAACGACTTCGCCTGATCCGTTGTTGATGTCGTAGCCAGTACCAGCACCTTTGGTGTGCGCTTGCACTTGCGCTGACTCACGAACGGCTAAACCTTGCAAATCAAGCAAAGTGCCTTGGCGTAACAGCGTATCGTTGCCAGCCTGATTGACTGATTGCAATGTTGCAAGTTGACGTAGGTTTGTTCCAGCCAAGGTATTCAAGACCAGACTTGCTTGTCCGTCATTAGGCGGCATACCGTTATCGACAAGAATCTGTCGTAACTCTGCAACCTCGTTGAAGTTTGACCCGAATGGTGTCGTGCCAGCCGTACCGAAAGCTCTAGACGCTGAGTTCTTTGCCTGTGTAGCAATCTCAACTTCCATCTCATTCGTCAAAGCTCTCATCGCTTGAGCGATCATGTCACCGTAGACTGTTTCGTATCCAACACCATTATTCAAGTGGAGAACATCTTCACCAGTGAATGGGATTTGGACAGCGCGAGACTTGTTGATCGTCAGTGTCTTGTTGTCAACCGTCTGATCAGTCCCTTGAGGAATGGTCATTGATTCGGTGACATCACCAACAGTGGATTCGCGGGTGAATGCGGCTCGTACAACGTCACCTTTTGCGGCACGTTCTGAACCATTTGCGTTGATTGTAACAGCAGGAATGAAGCCAACAAGCTCTCGTCCTACTACGTCAGCCGCTACATAAATATCGGCGGCGAGGTCTGTTAATACGTTAGCCATGTGGGGCTACTCCTTCATTCGTTTACAATTTTCCCTTTGCCACGAACGAATAAGGCTCTGTCTTTTTGCGACAATTCATCGAACTGGCTCCGGCTCATTTCTTGAACTTCAACACTAGCCCCGCCAATGCTTCGGGTAGCCCCGCCACCCTGAGATTGAATGCCGTCAACTAAAAACGAATATTCCGTTTTTATCTTAGCACTCAGGTCATCCAAAGATGACACCGTCAACTGACCGTTATCGTCAGTTACTCGGATTTCATTATCTACAAGGGTCAGCCTCTGGCTGATCTCCTTTTCTAGAAGTTTGGCCTTTTGAACGTCTTTTGTCAACGTACCTGCAAGTCGCAACGCCTCAGACTTGATGGTCTGTCGTTGCTGGTTTTCCATCATCTCTTTGAGCCGTACCCCGAGCGAATCATTTTCTGCTTTTTGGCTTTCATAGAGTTCTTTGTATTGGCCGTTTTCTTGGGCTTGCTTTTCCCTTTCATGACGTGCTTTGGCATCTGATTCTTCCTTTGCTTTTTGAATCGCCTTCTTTTCAGCTAACAATTCATCGTTTTTCGATTTTAGACCAGCAATCTCTTGGTCTAACCTCTCTTGTACTTTTGCCTCAATCGTTGAGTCAATGTCACTTTGCAGTTTTGACTTGTCTGCGTCTTCAATTGGTAGCTCGTTAGTAGTTTCCATGCGTCACCTCTAGTTTGCGTGGTTGCGGCTCTGCCGCGTTATAAGTCTATGCCTTGTCCGATCAACGTGAATATCTCACCATAATCGCCTTGAATATCTTCTGGTAGCTTTGGTAGCAAGCCCCGAATGATATCTAAATCTTCATTGCTAATATTATCAGACTTATCAAGAATCTCTCGGATTTGGGTAATGATACTCTGTTCTTCACTTGTAAGCATTTGCAATCATGTCCTCTATCAATTCAATAAATTTGGGGCTACATCGTTGCTTCTGTCCTCCAAAGTAAGCACTGAAGTTTTCAGCAAACCACTCAACTGTGTTTGTTTCGCCATATTGACTTGGTGATGTTTGTTGTAACTCTTTCCGCGAACTCCTCCACAATTTATTCATGCGCTGTTCTATCGGACTGAAGTTATCCCACTCGCGTGTAGCTAATCTCTCATTGAATTTGGTGGGGCTAAACTTATAGGTCTGGTGAACATGGTGACCAAACTCATGAATAATAGTTGATCTGTAAGTGTCGAATCGTGTTTCTTGATAACTTGCGACACTCCAAGGTTTATTTTCAGCATCTCCTTGATTCCATGCAGATCGATTGGTTGCCAACCTACGCCCACCAAGCCCGTCTGTGCTATCCGCTATTCCAGATACTCTTCTACCCATGTTTTTCTGATTGATGGAAAGGGTTGCGTCACCCATTGAGGCGTTGACTCGTGTTCCTCGTCTCGTTTGGATTGCTCTGAGTTTAGGTATGTTGAACAATCGAGACAGGTTGTCCATATCTTCCAAACAGGCTTCAGTAGCGACCGCGATATCATCATCTAATCGAGGGGGGGAGTAACCCCAATTCTTTTTGCCTCGGAATCGCGTATCTGAGTATTGCCGAGGATCTGCGTTACCCTCTTCGACATATGCCTTGAGGCGTTTTCTGGCTTCTTTTGGTGTCTTGAATTTGATTTCT